GCGCCGCCGCGCCGCGAGCCGCCGGGCAACCTGACCAGCGGGCGCGCCCCGCTGAGCTCGGAGCAGCTCGGGCGGGTGGGCTTCAGCCAAAGCGCCGAGCAGCTCAAGGCGTGGGGCTCGGCGAAGCGGCACTTCACCTCGAAGGCACCGGAGCGCGTCTTCACCTGGAAGACGCTCTTCGAGGACCGGGCCATGCCAGAGACGACGGTCCAGCTCGCCGCACTCTTTTACGGGCGCGCGGCGCTGCGCTGCCTGTGGCCGCAGGGTGCGGAGCAGACTGAGCAGGCGCGGAGGGCGCACTGCAGGCGGATGGGAACGGGAACTGCAGCAGGAGGCGCAGGAGGATACTCAAACAAGTGTATTGCTGTAACAACAAGTGATTGCTATTGTATTGTTGTAGGTGGCATGTGTGGCGATAGCATTGCCTGTAATGTATCAGGAACAACCATGTGCATCTTAGGAGGAGGTCGTTCTGGACCATGCTGTTCTTGTGGTGCACTTGGATCTGGTGGAGATTATAACTTCCAAGGTGGTTGTGGTATGTGTTATTTTACAGGTGCAACTAGGTGTTTTGCTGCCCAAGGTGGATCTGTAGGTATCTATGCTGCAGGTAGAGATGGTTGCTGTTCAAACGAAGATATTATTTTGTACCCTAATTTTTATTTTCCTACGCTAGTTAACTCGTGTCCTTACCTAAAACAATTACCTTGGAATATACCAAATTCAGCAATGATACCTCCACCTACTGCAGGACAAGGTTGGGAAAAAACCCAGACTGTGGGAATACCAATATACCAATTATTGAGAAGGGCAAATCGTCCAACTCAAGTTACTGAAAGAGTTTGTATGGGTTGGTTTACTGGAGGTAATCCTAACTGTGGCTCTTGCACCTTTCCTAATTCTAGTTGTTACTGCTGTAACATCCACGCAGGTTGTGGAGGTGGAGGTGGTGCTCATGGTAGTACTAATGGTTGTGGTGGTGCAGGAATTGCTTTTGTTGAATACGTAAGTGTTGGTTAAGGAGACTTAAATGAGTAAAGCAAGAGATTTAGCAGACTTTGTATCAGCAGGTAATCCATTAGCAGATGGTGCAATATCTGTCTCAGAGGTAACAGGTGCTGCTCCTCTAGCAGACCCTACCTTTACAGGAACTGCTACTGCTCCTACTATTAATGCTTCTACAGCTTTGCAGATAGGTGGTACAGCTATTACTGCTACTGCTTCTGAAATTAATCATGTAGATGGTGTAACATCTAACGTACAGACACAAATGGACACAAAACAAAAAGAGCTTACACCTAACGTAATTACGTCTAGTACCACAGCTACAAAAGACAACAGATATTTTTTAAATGGTGCTACTATTACTCTTACACTTCCTGCTAGTCCAAGTGCAGGAGACACAGTAGCTATATCTGAAATGGGTGGAAATGCAGATAACATTATAGGACGTAATGGATCTAATATACAGAGCCTAGCAGAAGATATGACGATAGACACTGCTTATGCAGCCTTTCAATTACAGTATGTTAACGCCACTGTTGGTTGGGCAATATCACAGTAAAGAGGAAATAGAATGAGTACATATTCAACATTTGCAGGTAGTGGTGGTGGTGGAGCAACCAGTGGTGGTGAGACTATTACTTGTAATGGATCTACAATTAGTCTTACGTCAGATAACTCAAGTAGCTTATCCTTATGTTTTAACCAAACAGGTTGTGTTTGTTTACCTAATGCTACAACACTTGACGAAGGTTCTGCTCTTTACACTATTAAAAACCTTAGCACAGAAAACTCTGTTCTTTTACATGATCACTGTTGTAATTTATATAATTTTATAAAACCTTTTGAATCAATTCAAATTTCTTTACATGATAACTCAACAGCCCAAGGTGGTTGGACTTTTCAAAAACCTTTAACCAACCTTGAGAATTTAGCTATAGACTCCAACTATTCATTCCCTACTGGATTTACTAGGGGTGGTATGGATCAAGTTGCGACTGAGGGTACATATGGAGCAGATAATGGAATAGGTGATTCTGATGCAGGACATTATTTTTTAGGTGTTCAAGGCAACTGTGTATTTACTGGATTTGCAAAATATAATACAACATCAAAATCTTACGAGCCTATGTCAGTGCAAAAGTGCTGCATTACAGGGGAAACAAGTCTGTGTATTAAATCATTTACATCTTTTTATCATGGTGGTGCAGTAGGTTTTCTTTGCAGTGGTCAACACGTAGGAATATCTTGCACAGGTACAGCTTGTCTGTATTGTGAAAATGATACAACTTGGTGTACCTCTTGTTTATGTAATAGAAATAATAATACTTATGGTTATGTTACTGACTGCCTTAGTACCTTTGCTACTATGCTTCCTAAAGTTGGAGAAAACGCCTGTCAAAAATTAAGGCTAATGCACATATGTGCTGTAACAGGCGCAATAACTTGTTTGTGTGAAGTCACTGATACTATGACTAATGAACTACTAGCAGGTAATGCAAATCAATCAAGAGTTAGTCCTGTTTTTGAGCTAACACGACACTACCATCACTTTTTTGGTACAAAAACGTGTAGGATTACTTCTATCAAATGGTTACATGGTGCTGTTAGAAGTGATGGAACCCAGACTTGTATAAACTCTGAGTGTGTCTGGATTTATGTTCCTTGTTATCAAGTATCAGGAACACTTCATTTTTCTGCCTTTAATCCTTGTGCGTTAAATGGAACAAATCTCAATGGTCAACACATGGCCCCTTACACAATAACGTCTAGTGCTAGTTGTCGTAACCTTACTTCTTTTGTTGAGCCTTGTCGATCAGGCACACTTACTTTTTCAGGAGATCCTTGTAGGTTTATATATCAATACAGATACTGTAATTCTAATAACGATGAAGCATTTTTTGCAAAAATAGTTCAGTATACAGGTTCTGCATTTTGTTCTGAGTATATTTGTCCTTCTTACACAAAACAATGCAGAGGTTTTGAATCTAACAGTTCAGATAACTCAATGTCTTTTGCTCTTGTGCATGATTGTTTTCTATATGTACAAAGAGTTCAAAATAATTGTGCTCCAAATTTTAGATCTGCTTGTGGTGGGGAACTTATACATCTTTGTTGGGGAACTTCCCCTTGTGCTTGCACCAAATGTACTGGAATTTGCTGTACATCAGCACAACACTGTGGTGCTGCTCAATGTGATTTGTGGAACAATTATCTCAGACAATTTTCACATCGACAGTATGGCAGGAGTGTTAGTAGTGATACTAATAGGGAAAATGGTTACATTAGACTGTGTAACCCTATGTTCTATAAGTGTGTTGATGCAACCACAGGTAAATCAACTAGACCTAACTGTGTGCACTACTTTAATGCTATATTTGCAAGTTGTGGAAATAAATCAGGTTATTTTTCTGGTATGAATATAGCTTATCGTTGCGATGAATGTGGTTTTTGTATCTTCTACCCCAGATGTAGGGATGGATCAACTGCACGATGGAACTATATGTGTGGCTGTGGAACAGCTATGGCAAGACTTATGTGTTGTTATGTAGATGCTTGTTGTTGGCATGCTAATCCTCAGTGTTGTTGTGTCTACGAAGGCTATACAGGAGGTAATGGTAATCCTGATAACAGGGCTGTAGTACTACAATTTACCCCAGGAACATCTGGACAAACTGCACAAGTTGACGTAGTAAAAAATTTACATGGTTATACTTTTTGTGTGGTTGGTGGAGCACACACCTGTGATGGAAAAGGATGGGGTTTAAGTCATGGTTCAGCAGGTTGTAGCTGTGGTTTTTGTGACCTACAGTGGATAGATTGTTGTAATGAACACTTTATACAAGGTTCTATTCAGAATAATTCTTATAAAATAGGTTTAGCAAAAATATGTAGAGATTCTAACTACTGTATAAAGCATTGTGACCATATCTGTATAAGAGAAAATTGTTGTTTCTGTGTTTCAGTTAACGACAGTAAATGTTTTTGTCATGAAAACATTTATCCTTTTGAGTTAACTTCCCCTACAACTGGTTTTATAATGAGTCACAGTCATCCTTGTGGAGGATTTAATTCTTCTCTAGCACTTCATACTTGGACTTATGATAGCTCTGCTAACGTCTATAAAATGAAAACTAGCACTGTGTATAGACTAGAAGATACTTTTGTGTGTAACTTATTAAAAGGTGCTTGTATAGATCAGACAAATTTTTCTATAATTACATGTCAGTCTTCTGGTGCTACACGAGATTTAAAGTCTTATGCTTTTTATGATGCTTGTAGATAAAGGAAATTAAAATGAAAGCTATAGCAGTACAGAATGGACGTGTTGTTGACAACTTTAATGAAGCTGATGAAGTGTTTCAGGTTGAAGACTCTCTTGAAGTTTATGAAGGAGCTACAATTCTAAGGCGTGATGCTGACAGCAATCCAGTTTTTGTTACAGCAGACGATGTGGTGTTTGAAGAAAAAAGAGCAGCCAAGTGGAGTGAGATTAGAAAAACTAGGGATGGTTACTTACTTGATTCAGATTGGACACAACTAGCTGATGTAGGTTTAACAGAAGAAAAAGTAACAGAATGGAAAGCTTATAGAGTTTTGCTACGAGATCTTCCAGATGATTCTGCTAATCCTTTTGCTGTAGAATGGCCTACACAGCCCTCTTGAATTTAGTTTAACATTAAACTATAATAACGAGCACCCTTTATGGGTAATAATAATAATAAGAAAGAAGACTCGTGAAAAAACTATTTTTTATTGATGGGGGCGCAGGACGTGCTATTGCATCTATACCTGCTTTCCTAAAATATGCAAAGAAACATGATGACTTTGCTATACTCGTACATGGATGGGATACTTTATACTGGGGTATTCCTGAACTACAGGACAAAGTATTTAACCCTGAACAAAAAGGTATCTTTGATCATGTAGTAAAACATGCTGAAGAAATAATATCTCCTGAACCATATCGAGTTCCAGGATATTTTAAACAAGAACTATCTTTGGCAGAAGCCTTTGACGTTCTTATTAACAACACTAATGATCATTCTGATCTACAAGATCCTATCTTGAAGACTTCTAAAGCAGAAGAGTTAAATGCTGCAGGAATGATTCTTGATGCTAAGAACCAACAAAAGAAAAACCATACTATTGTTATTCAACCTTTTGGACGTTCTGCACAAAAACACCCTGTTGGTGCTATTGTAGATGAGTCATCTCGTTCTCTTGACCCCCAATCCTATTTAAAGTTGGTCAAGAAGTTATCTGCAAAATACAATCTTGTGTTAATGGCAGAGCAAAACTTTTTTATGGAAGAGGATACATACACAGTAAAACCACAGGCTGACCTGAGAATGTGGACTGCTTTTATAGATGCTGCTGATTATTTTATAGGAGTAGATTCTGTAGGTCAGCACATGGCAAAGGCACTAGGTAAACCTGGAACTGTAATTGTTGGTTCTACTTTTGCAATCAACACAACTTACCCAGATTATTTTAACATTATTGAAAAGGATGATGCTAAGAAATACTCACCTATACGTATATCTGGCCTTGAAGGTCACTTGGCTGATCGTATGAATGAAAGCCTTATGGACTTTAATGATGAAGAAATAAATAAGATATATGCAAACATCATAAAAGATATAGAAAAAAAGGTGAAGTAAATTGAATATTTTAGCAATCAATCCAGGTCACAATGGGGCTGCTGCTTTACTTGTAGATGGTGACTTAAAGTTTTACATTGAAGAGGAACGCCTATCTCGTAACAAGTATGATGGCAATCCTTTTGCAGGAATGATGGAAGCACTAAAGTATGGTGTAGACATCCTTGTTCTTGGTGGTACATCAGAACAGTTTCCACAATTACCTTGGACAGGAGAAGATCCTTACTCTGGTTTCTTGAGGAAGTTTAACCCTAAGCTACAAACTATAAACGTTGGTGGTGCTCACCACTTAGGGCATGCAGCAGGTGCTTTTTATAACTCAGGGTTTGAACAGGCTGCAGCAGTTATAGTAGATGGGTCTGGTTCTCAAAGAGAAGTAGAGGTAAATGAAAACTTTAAAAACTTAGGTTTTGAAACAGAGTCTATCTTTAACTGCGATTATGAGGAAGGTATAAAGCCTGTCTTTGCTTCTTATGGGGGTAACTACGATACTCAACGTGTAGTTTCTGAGGACATAGAAATGGACAGTGCTATAACAATAGTTAAAGCATACGAAGCTGTTTCACACTATCTTGGTTTTGGTTACATAGAAGCAGGTAAGACTATGGGTCTTGCTCCCTATGGAAAAGAAAACGAGTTTATACCTAGCCTATTCTATAATGGTAGGGGTAACAAGAATGTGTTTGTACCTAACTATCCTGCAGGTGCTTTTGTAGATCACTTACGACATCCTCTGTTGGAGCTAAAAGAAGATCCTAAAGCTTGGCATACTGACCACACAAAAGTAACAGATGCAGCTAAAGACTTAGCTTGGGCTGTACAAAACGAAACACAGACTCTTGTTGGTGATTTGATTGAAAAGGCTGTAGATAAAACAGGACACACTAATATTGTTATTGCAGGTGGTTATGGTCTCAATTGTGTAGCTAACTATTACTACAAAGAAAGATTTCCTGATCTTAATATCTTTGTTGATCCTATCTCTCACGATGGAGGCACAACAATAGGATTAGCTAAGTTGATACACTATGACCAGAACAAAGAAGATAAGACTGTACGTCCTATGACTACTCTTTATCTTGGTCCTGAACGAAAAGAAGAATATGACTTTGGTGATATAGAAACTAAAGATGTAAAGGCTGCTGATGTAGCAAAGCTAATAGCAGACAAAAACATTGTAGCTCTATTCCAAGGACGTTCTGAAGCAGGACCACGAGCACTAGGTAATCGTTCTATCCTCTATGATCCCACAGATCCTAAAGGTAAAGACTTTGTAAACACAGTCAAAGGAAGAGAGTGGTTCAGACCTTTTGCAGGTTCAATGCTACAGGAAAACTTTGAGGAGTGGTTTGAAACTCGTGGTCTGGAAGAGTCACCATACATGATGTATGCTATGGACTTTAAGACTGACAAGCATGGTGAAGTTCCTGCAATCACACACGTAGATGGTACATGTCGTATTCAAACTGTGACTAAAGAACAGAACCCTAACTACCATGCTTTGATAAAAGAGTTTGATAAGATTACTAGTGTTCCTATCTTGTTCAACACAAGCTTTAATCTTGCAGGTCAGCCTCTAGTTGAAACTTTGCACGATGCTATGGAGACTGTGAAGAACTCAGACATAAACTATTTATACTTACCAGACATAGGTAAGTTGGTGCATTATCCTTATAATGATAGTATCGTTGAGGATATGGATGAAGCTGCTTAAGGTAGCCTCTGAGCAAACTGAAGAAGATCATCAAAAACTTTGGTCTTCTTTCTAAGTTTCTCTCTTGAGAATTTCTTGAGGTCTTCTTCAGTTTCTAATCCATGACCAGTACGTACAAGAATAGGTCTAGCTCCTATACGTTCTGCAGCTTTAAGATCTGTCATCTTGTCACCAACATAGAAACCATTTTGTTTAAACCTAGCTTTACTATTAAAGATTTCTTTTTCTGCCCTGTGAAACATACCAAGATTAGGTTTAGCATAGTAGTCTTCTTTAAGTGATGACTCAGAATAGAATAAACCATCAATGGAGTAGATACCTGCATTGCCAAAGACTTCCATCATACGTTGATGAATAGCCTCTACTTGGTCATGTGTCTGCTCCTTTTTCATAATACCACCCTGATTAGTTAGTATCACTAGCTTATAACCTTTAAGTCTAATCATACGAATAGCTTCAAGAGAACCAGGAATAGGCTCCCAGTCATCAGGACTAGTAAGATAACCTTTATCAATATTGATAACACCATCTCTATCTAGACCAACTATTGACTTAGGAAATAATTTAGGCCAGTCAGCAGGTACATTTTGTTGTTGAATCTGCTGAGGATCTTGTTCTAAGATATGCTTAAATCTAGACATTGTGAGCTTTACCTATGAAGAAAGTTTTTGTTAATGGAGCTTTTGATATTCTACACTCTGGACACCTGGATCTACTTGATTTTGCAGGGATGTTAGGTGGCAGACTCCTGGTTGCTATTGACACAGATAGGCGTATTGAGTATAACAAGGGTATTGGAAGACCCTTTAATAATTTGTCAATACGTAAACATATAATGTCTATGCTAAAGCCTGTCAATAGTGTAGCAGTTTTTGATACAGACGAAGAATTAGTAGATATAATAAAGAGATACGAACCAGACGTAATGGTAAAAGGATCAGATTGGAAGGGAAAGACTATACTTGGGGAGGAGTACTGTAAGGAAGTAGTATTCTACGAGAGAACCAATGGTCAATCAACAACAAAATCAATCGAAGATTTTATTACTAGGCGACAGTTGTTATGATGAGTATCACACAGGAACTGTATCTAGAATAAGCCCTGAAGCTCCTGTACCTGTATTTGATCTTACATCTACTGTAATAAAAAAGGGTATGGCATACAATGTCTACAATAATCTTGTTAACCTGGGTGCAAGAGTAGACATTATAACAGAGTACAGGGAACGTAAACACAGGTACTTAGAAGAAAAGACTGGTCAACAGCTACTCAGAGTAGATGAAAAGATTAAGACGATTCATGTTGATACAGCAGAACAAAACCTAGATACCTATGACGCTATTGTTATCTCAGACTATAACAAGGGTTTTGTGCAACAAGGGGATGCAGAAAAAATTAGGTCAAAGTTTGATGGACCTATTTTTGTAGATACAAAGAAAAAAGATTTATCTCAGTTTGATGGATGCTTTGTAAAGATTAATCAATACGAGTATGAAGAGGCTGAAAAACTTACTGACGAATTAATAGTTACCTATGGCTCAAAGAAAGTCGAATATAAAAATAGGACTTACCTACCTCCAAGTGTAGAAACTCATGATGTGTGTGGTGCAGGAGATACTTTTCTCGCAGGTCTTGTATTCAACTATTTGAATGCTTATGATATAGATCAGGCTATAAAGTTTGCGATGCAAGCAGCAGCCATAACTGTGCAACACAGGGGCGTATATGCCCCCAAACTAGAAGAGGTAGTTCATGAGACTTGAAGGTTTTGTTAAAAAAGGTTGGGGATCTGAACTAATATGGGTAACAAATGACAAGTATTGTAGTAAGTTTTTATCTTTTAATTCTGGTGCTAAATTCACTATGCGCTTCCACAAGGATAAGGAAGAGAGTTGGTACGTTTTATCAGGCAAGTTTGAAGTGCATTGGATTGACACAGAAGACGCCACTGTTAACGTTGAGTCCCTGGGAGAGGGCGATGCCTGGACGAACACGACTCTTATACCTCATCAGGTCATTTGCCTAGAAGAGGGTACGATACTAGAAGTATCTACGCCTGACTCTGTAGAGGACAATTACAGGGTGGGTAAGGGTGACAGTCAATCATGAAGATACTAGTCACTGGTCACAAAGGGTTCATTGGTCAGAACATGGTCAATGCCCTAAAGGATAAGCACGAAGTTTCTACCTATGAGTTTGGTCAACAGTACCCAATAATAGAAGGGTTAGACTGGGTAGTTCACTTGGGTGCAGTAAGCTCTACTACAGAATCTGACATAAGAAAAATAGTGATGCAGAATATCGACTCATCTATTTTTTTATTTGAGGACTGTATAGAAAAGAATGTAAACTTTCAGTTTGCCAGTAGTGCATCAGTGTATGGTCTAGATCCCTGTGGTTTCAAAGAGACTGCAGTTCTAGATCCTCTCAATCACTACGCTAGAAGCAAGGCTATAGTTGAGGACTATATCAAGTATAGAAATGCTCCCATCACCACTCAAGTATTCAGATACTTTAATGTGTATGGTCCTCATGAGGAACACAAGGGAGAACAGGCAAGCCCTTATACTAAATTTAGAAAGCAAGCAAAAGAAACTGGGAAGATAAAACTATTCAAGAACTCAGAATATTTTTACAGAGACTTTATTCACGTAGACAAGATTATAGAATATCATCAAAAGTTTTTCTCTATAAAAAAATCAGGTGTCTGGAACATGGGTACAGGATTTGAGAAAAGTTTTTATGAGGTTGCTATATCTATCTGTAATGAAACAGGTGCAACTATTGAGTGGATAGACATGCCAGAAAATTTAAAAAATAGTTATCAGGATTTTACTAGAGCAGATACAACAAACCTCTGGCAAACTCTATCACTAAGGTAAGGAAGCAATTATGGTAGAAGTAACAGACTTATTTGGCGTTACACGTAATTATGATGCAGCAGATGCACGAGATAAAACACGTCAAGTAGAAAGAGAAAAGGCTCTACTAGAGGCTGCTCAGACTGGTGACTACTCTGCTGTAACTGCTAATGTAGATCGCAGAGAACACAGCGAGGTAATTAATGCAGCCAATAGGTTAAAACAAAAGTATGACGCTATAACAGCAGTTTCAAACAATGACTATAGTCAAGCTAGTAGACAAAATCCTACGTTGTATGGGGTAGATGGAAAACCACAATCATCTTATGAGAGGGTATTTGGTGATGGTCAAGGTTATGCTGTTTATGATTCTTATAAAGAAGCAGATGGTACACAGTACTTAGCTGTATCAGGAAAAAATTCTAGCTTTATTCAAAAAATAAATCCTGATGGAACGAGTGAAAGAGTAGAAAGAACAAGTAGAGACAGGGGTGATAGAGGTCAGAACATAAGTAAAGTTTTGGGTTCTTTCTCAAAATTAAAAGAATCCTTAGGAACTGCTTCAGACACTACAGATACTACAGACACTACAGTTGATACTTCTTTAAGTGATCAAGCCAATAAACTTATTGCCTCCTACGAACATTATGTAGAAACTGGGCAGGATGATGGTGGTGGATACCTAGACGCTGAGACTGGTCTTCCTCCTGGTGCATCCAACCAACAAGAAGCATTCCTCATTAGGACTGGTAACTTTAAACCAAGTCTAGCTAAGATGAAAAATCTTATAGGTGGAATGAGTGATGGCTTAAGACAGCAACTAGTATCAGCATTTGATACAGGAGATGGGGCAGATAGAGCAATAGAAGCTGCAGCCATTGACCTACTCTATGGGGCTGTAGGATCTAGGGGTGACTCAAGAGACTTTGGTAAACTCTTGGCGATGTCACGTATAAGTACAGATGCTTTTGTTCAAGCAATTGGTGTAGCTAATACTCAGATTTTAAAAAGAGGTATCGCAGAAGTAGACAAGGATGGTAATCCTATAGGATACCTACCTGAGGCAGAGCTTCAATTTAGCCTAAAAAATGGTCAGCCTATCGTAACAGGAGCAGGTGGTAATACTGGTGCTGTATATAAGCAAAGGCTGAGATCAACTTGGTACACACCAGAGCAGATCCAAGGTATTTTATCTGGTAATGTATATGATAATTATAAAGAATACTATGATGGTTTTCGTAAACAGTTTGAGTTTATGAATGATATAGACTTTCTAAATTTAAAACCTTTTGATGTTAAGAAGAAAACTACTACAACACCTGGTCAAACAGGGACTGGTACACCTAGCACTACAGGGACAGCAGGAACAGGTGCTACGAGCACAGGTCAACCTACCACAATACAGACTGGAACTGGCACTACCTATAGCACTCAACCAATTAGTTCTACTACTTTTACTCCCACTGCACCTAGTCTAGGTGGAGCAGGTACAAATACTTACCCACAGTCAGCAGTCACAGGAACTTTTAATACACCTACACAGACAGGAAACTTGTCTGCTGTTCCTACCTCTGTCACAGTACAAGATAACTACACTGGGACAAATATGGCTAATCTGACATCAGCATCTCAGGGTGGTTTTGGAGGTCAGCAAACCTACACCAATCAGTTTGGTCAGGCTGTTACAGTAACAGAAGATGCTTCAGGAAATCCTATTACTTACGTTCCTCCTGGCTTTAGTAAGGCTGCTGCTCAGGGTGGTCTCATGACAAGTGGTTACAGCGAGGGTGGTGTAGCAGAAGACAAGATGCTTGAAGCTAAGTATACCATTGCTCAAATGCGTGGCTTCAAAGATATACCTAAAACTCATACAGCCTTGAATGCTGCAGCTAACTCTAATGAGGCGTTGGCTTCTGCATTTAGGGCTATTGGTGCTTCCTTTAATCAGGGTGGCGTAGTCCAAGGGTACAACACAGGTGGGTTAACTGCAGAACAATTAAAGGGTATGCAACAGGGATTGATAAGTCAGACCATGCAACCTATCCAGGCTCCTGTTGCACAGATACAGCCTCAGGAAGCAGACTTTATAGCTCAGGGTGCAGGTCAAACATATGCTGTCTCACCCTTTGCTGAGTCTGCTGTAATTGGTTCAACTGCTCAGGCAGGTATGCCTCAGTTGTCAGATGCAGGAACTATGACTGTAGGTGATACCTTTACTGATGTACAGAAACAAACACAACAACTACTACCTGCACAGGGTGTTGTATCTCAACAGGCACAACCAATTGCACAACAACAACAGGGAACATCTGTATCAGGGCTTACAGCAGCACAGGGTCAAGCACAGACAGTTGCTGATGTAGCAGGACAGACAGGAGTTCCTGTTCGTGCTCTTCAAACAGGAGAGCGAATAGATGGACCCACAGTAGATCAGGCAAGGATAGGTCAAGCATTTGGCACTGGTGAGGTACAGGCTGCATCTGTACAGGATGAACTGTCTTCTTTGATGCAACAATGTGAAGGTGGTGACACACCTGCCTGGGCTGCAGGATCTATGCGTAAAGCTACTGCAATAATGGCAGAGAGAGGACTTGGTGCTTCATCTCTTGCAGGGCAAGCTATTATACAGGCAGCGATGGAAGCAGCACTACCTATCGCACAGATTGATGCAGGTAACAAACAGCAGATGGCGTTGTTCAAAGCAGAACAAAGAGCTAAGTTTTTGGGCGTTGAGTTTGATCAAGCATTCCAGGCTAAGGTTCAGAATGCTGCAAGAATATCTGAGATTGCTAACTTAAACTTTAATGCAGCCCAACAGATTGCTCTTGAAAACTCTAGGGCTGCTAACACTATGAACTTAAATAATCTAAGTAATAGACAGGCTGTAGTAATGGCAGAGGCTGCTGCTTTATCACAGCTAGACATGGCAAACCTAAACAATAGACAACAGGCTGCAGTTCAGACTGCCCAGAACTTTATGCAAATGGACATGGCTAACTTGAACAATGACCAACAGACTTCTATGTTCAAGGCACAGCAAAACATTCAATCAATACTGACTGATCAGGCTGCAGCAAATGCTGCCTCTCAGTTTAACGCAACAAGTGAAAACCAAACCAATCAGTTCTTTGCTTCATTGACTTCACAGGTTTCACAGTTTAATGCTACACAACAGAATGGTATGGACCAGTTTAACGTCAATGCTGTGAATGCAATGAGAGAATTTAACTCTAACTTACAGCAGCAGAGAGACTTGTTTAACGCACAGAATGGTCTTGTGGTAGCACAGGCTAATGCACAGTGGAGACAGAACATTGCAACTATCAATACTGCTGCACAGAATGAAAGCAATATGGATCTTGCCCAGACTATCAATGCTCTTACTGGTAAGAACTTAGATGAAATTTGGCAGAAGGAAAGGGATCTTATGGACTACACCTTTAGATCCTCTGAGTCTGCTAAGGATAGAGCATTAAATATTTTGTTGGCTGATAAGAAACTAGAAGCAGTTAAGTTAGAATTACAGGCTGAAGAAGATGCAGCAAAGGGTTCACTATGGACTAAGATATTCTTTGGGGATAGTTTTACTGGCCTTTTTAGTTAGTGGAGATACTATGGCAGGTTACAATTATAAAAAGAGAGTTCTCACCAGTACCCCTCAGAGTTCATCTTACGTTGGGGTAGCTAAACCAACTGACCTTGTAGAAGGACAGATAGAGGGTATTGTTCGTAGACGTAAGAGTAAGACACAACCTCAACAAGAAAAAGTAAGCTATGACTATTCTGATTTTCAAAAAGAAATGATAGATGATGGTAGTAGCTTTGATGCAAGTGCGTTAGATCTTGGCCCTCCCATTGAGGATACTCCTCCTCTAAACTTATCCTCACCTCTTTATGGTAAGAAGGGAACTGAGACAGGCAAGGTAGCCTCCAACTCCTACTACGACAACCCTATTCCTGAAAGTGGTTATACTCGTAATGCAGGTGGTGCTCCTAAGGAGGCACAAGAGGCAGCAATAAAAGAAATCATAAGAGTTGGTAGAACTCTTGAAGCTACACCTGAACAGATAGCCTACGCTCTTGCAACTGCAAGATACGAGTCAGGCTTTAATATCTATGCTGCTGCTAAGTCAACTAGTGCATATGGCTTAGGTCAGTTTATTGATGCAACAGGTGAGAAGTATGGTTTAAATGAAAGCAACATGAATGACTTGGGGATGCAAGCCCAGGCATTGATTGAACACACAATAGATAACTTTGATCTGGCTGAAAGAAAAGGATATGATAACTCCTACGTCTATGCCTTACATCATGATGGCCCCTCCCTAAACAAGGGTGGACTAGCTCTGTCGAAGGAACACATTATGCCTTTTGTTCCTAAGTATAAAAAATTATTGGAGACATACAAATGATTTTAGATGGACCAATACCAGGTCAGTCGTTAACTGCTGAACCAAGAAACAGACCCTATGAAAGACCACCAGAGGTTACAGACCCTGATGATGTGCTGATGGTTCACCTTGATAAACTGAATGACCCAGAAGTTATGGAGGGTGTAATCTATCTTGTAAAAAAAGGTGTGGATGTAAGAACTATTACTGAGGGCATCTTACGTAGTGCAGTTATGGAAGGTATTCACAGTGTTGATAATAGTCTTATTGTTGCTCCTGTTGTTCATGATTTTATTGCTAGTACGTTAGACATGTTAAAGATTGATTACAAACATGGGTTAGTAGACAAAGAGGCAGAAGACTCTCTTAGATATAAACAAAATGCTAATCTAGCTAAGAAGGTTTTTTCAGGTGAGAAAGACTTGGGTGATCCAGTTGAACCTAAATCAAAACCTGCACAAGAAGAGCAAATGGAAATGGATCTGGAGGAAACAAAGCCAGAGCCTAAAGGATTGATGGCGAGGGCATAAGTATGGGATTTTTTGCAGGTGTTGTAGAGGAACTAAATCGTATCGAAGATCGTGGTGAAAGACGAGCAGAATTTATGGCTGCTCTACTTGAAAAACGTAAGAACACAGTGATACCAACTCTCGTAGAAAGATTGAACGCAGAGAAGGAAGACCTGGCTGAACGTAGAGAAAGAGTTCAACAGGCACAAGTACTAGGTCTTTCTAAAAAAGCAGCAGCAGTTCTTGAATCAAGTGGTGCTCTTGAGCTAGAGCTTGATCGACTTACAAAGTTACACGAGAATAATGAATTAAATAAAGAAGCTTTAAAAAAGATTAGTGAACAAATTATTAATGCAGTGCCAGAAGAAAAGGTTGCTGATGCCTTAGACTATATTATTAAGGGTGATTTAACTTTTACTGACATGCCATCTCAGAATGATACACTGATTGCTGCAATGTATAATGCTACCACAGTGGATGAGTTTACTCAGGCATACACCAAGGCTATTACTCCTCTACAGAAAAGTACAGTAAAAAGAATACAACCATTTGATTATACAACTCGTGGTGCTGACGTTATTACTCCTTCTGAGAGATCATCTGTTCAAACAACAATAGCAAAGAGTATTGCTGATACTCTTGGAGTTAGTGTTATTCCAGATGCTAATGGAAATTTTCTAAGATTTCAGGGTGATGATAGAGATGCTGCACAAACAGTATTAAATAATGCTTATAATATGTATGAGGCTCTTTATGAAAGCCCAACTTATTTTGATTCTCCAACTAAGATTATCAATGATATTAATACTAGGATTAATGTTTTAAGACGTAATGACCAGAGTGTAGATCAGATTGCTAGAAACCCTACCTTTGATACAAGTATTACAATTGAAGTCGAACCTCCTGATCCCAATCAAAGTTTAAATAATCCTATGAGCTTTCCTAGAAACAATAACAATAATTCTGCGAACACAGACGAAGATGATATATTCAATAACAACAGACTAAACAGGAACTAGAATGGCAGAGTACATTAACAAAGCTACTGATGGTGCATTCTTAGATCTCGTTGAGGACAAAGAATTTCAAAAGGATCTTGTCCAGTTCTTTACTGGTGGTAGATATAACTACACAGAGGAAGACTACAGAAAGAAAGGGATTGAGGGGTTAGCAAATGATTTTGTAGAACACATGCGTGTGCATGAGTGGAACGAAGTTACTGCTGCAAAAGATTTAAACTATGCCATAAACAAGGATGCAGACATACGTGGTAAACAAGCTTTTGGTAGACTTATCGAAGCCTGGGATAGATCAGACAGAGCAGGGTCAAATAATTTTTTTACATCTGCAGGAGACTACCTTGAGGCAATAGGTACTGCACCATCCACATACCTTGGTCTTGGTAGCTTTGGTCTAGCAAAAATTGGTTCAAAGGCAGCAAGCAAGGGTGTTCAAATCCTTACTAGAAAAAAGTTGAAGGAACAGTTAGCTAAGAAAGTTACGCCTAGCCTTACTAAAGCAACTGCGATTGGTGCAGCAGAGGGTGCTGTAGTAGGAACTGCTCAGTCTGCTTTACAAGGAGAAACCAGAGAAGAATTAATTGAGGGTTACGAGTATACTGCAGGTGACATGGCTGTTGATGCAGCATTTAATACTGCCCTGGGTGGTGTGCTTGGTAACGTCAGTGGTAGGATTGGACGTAACAAACAAGCTAATGTAGACGAATTGTTTTTAAAGAGTGCAGAGGCTTCAGAAAAACTTAGAACAACATCAGTTAAGAAAGCCACTGAGAGACTTAGCAATCCTAAAAATGCTACAGACGCAGACAGAATTATGGACGCTGCAAAGCGTGTGGTAGATGTTGAGGCTGTTCTTGCTGCAAAAGCAGGAGACAGAACTGCTAAAATCTTAGATCCACTAGATCCTGAAAAGGTTAGACGTGGCTCAGATATTCTTAACATTATTGCTAATCCAAATGCCAGGGGTGAGTTTCAGTCTGGTATATCTATTGATACCTTGCGCTCTGTTACTGCAGCAACTCTTGATATTATTGAAGAGTTAAATGTTGGAGCAGATGAGAGAATAACCTCTGCTGTTTCTAATGCTATACGAGATGGTAATCCTGAAATACTTTCTAAGCTAGATGATATACGCAATAACTATGGTTTATCCAGAGAAGAGATGTCTCTTGTTTATTTGTCTGAGTTTTCTAAAGCAGGTAAGACACTAGCAGAAGCCTCTATTATTAAGAGAGCGCAGACAAAAGCGATGAGAGGCATTCGTGCAGACGTAGCAGAGAAAGCAGCATTTGATCAGAGTGCAGAAGAGCTAAGAGGATTAGCTCGACATGGAGTGTCTACTTTTTCAGATCAGATGGCTGCTGAACTATCCCAAGACGTAATACGTAACTCTGCAAAGAAAACAAAAACTGACAAGGTTATAGATTTTCTTAGAGACACAGATGGAATGCGTATTGCATTTATGACTTCTCAAATGGCTACGACAGTAAGAAACGTAAACTCT